CATTACTAACTATAGTTCACGCTGCCGAAAGCAATCGTATAAAAATAGAATTACGTAAAAAACAATTGTCAAAAAGATTTTCCTGATGTATGATGCAATCTTAGTCAACGGAGACAGCTACACGGCCAGAGTCACCAATCCAGTCTGGGCCGACCATTTGTCACGGAGCATGAATAAACCGTTGTACAACATTGCTTTTCCAGGATCAAGTAACCAACGTATTGTGCGCAGTACCATACAACAGGTGCATGAACTGCAGCAGAAAAATATTCGGCCCTTGGTGATAATAGGCTGGAGTTTTGTACGTAGACAAGAAGTATGGTATTATGGCACAGATCATAAGATAAATTATATGATACCTGACACAACACTGTCGCCGGAATCTAAATTGATCACTCTAGATGCACTGTTGTCGCATGGCCTGGCCACTGTGGAGCAAAAGGCATTGATCAACAGTGATCAAGAAGTACACAAGGCACTCACAGACTTCTGGACCAATGTGTGGCTGTTGTCAACAAGTTTACAGCAATTAAATTTACCTTATTGGTTTTTTTCAGCTGCTGATAACACTGACTGTCCCACTCACTGTTTCCCCTATGTTGATAAATTGAGTTTAGTGAGACACAGTCAACAAGATCCGTGTATATGGCGACTGCATGAATTTTCACTACAGACATGGGCTAGACAACACGACAGTGGTCACGATACCACCAATGGACATCTCAGTGACAGTGGACATGAATTGTTTGCCGAAGTAATACAAAAACAAATAGAAAAACATGCTAACTGATTACAATATTGATGTACAAAGATTATTCTTGGAAATGATCTTGGAAGATGCACAGAATTACGTTAGAGTGCAGAATATCTTCAACCCTGAAAATTTTGACAAAAGTCTCAGACCCGCGGCCAAATTCATACAAGAGCACACAGACAAGTTCAAGAGCATGCCCGAGCGATCACAAATTCTTGCCACCACGGGTTGTCGCTTGGAATCAATTCCAGATCTCAATGACGGTCACTTTGAATGGTTCATGGAAGAGTTTGAAGCATTTACTCGACGCCAAGAACTTGAACGTGCCATTCTCAAAGCAGCTGATTTGCTGGAAAAAGGCAACTATGATCCTGTGGAAAAGCTCATCAAAGACGCTGTGCAAATCAGTCTGACCAAAGACATGGGCACAGACTATTGGCTTGATCCCAAAGCACGTATTGAAAAGTATTTCAGTTCGGGAGGACAGGTGTCAACTGGTTGGCCACAGTTGGATCGACTACTGTATGGCGGTTTTTCACGCGGCGAACTCAATATCTTTGCTGGTGGTTCCGGTTCGGGCAAGAGTCTTGTGATGATGAATATTGCATTGAGTTGGCTGCAACAAGGACTCAGTGGTGTGTATATCACTCTAGAACTGTCCGAGGAACTCTGTGGACTGCGGACAGATGCAATGTTGACTGGAACCAGTACCAAGGACATTCGCAAAGACATTGACACTACCACAATGAAAGTCAAGTTGGTGAGTAAAAAATCCGGACAGTACAGGATCAAAGGATTGCCAGCACAGAGCAACATCAATGATGTACGTGCCTATCTCAAAGAAGTACAAATACAAACTGGTATACGAGTTGACTTTGTCATGGTCGATTATCTAGATTTGTTGATGCCAGTGAGTACCAAGGTTTCGCCCAATGATCTGTTTGTCAAAGACAAGTATGTGTCAGAAGAACTGCGTAACTTGGCCAAAGAACTCAATGTGCTCATGGTCACTGCTTCGCAGTTAAATCGTTCGGCTGTGGAAGAAATCGAATTTGATCATAGCCATATTTCGGGCGGTATATCCAAGATCAACACAGCAGACAATGTGTTTGGCATCTTTACTTCTAGAGCTATGAAAGAACGTGGCAAGTATCAAATTCAGTGCATGAAAAGTCGAAGCTCCACTGGTGTGGGTCAAAAGATTGATCTTGAATACAACATTGAAACCATGCGTATCACTGATCCCGGTGTAGATGACAACAACACTATGTTCAGCAAGAAGCCATCGTCTTCGATCATGGAGTCAATAAAGGCTCGCAGTGGAGTAATTGAGAACAGTGAACCAGAAACTGCCACAGTCACAGCCGATGTACAAAGTCACAAACTCAAGCAACTCTTGGGCAATATCAAGTCAGCAAAATGATAGATCAACTGTTGATTGAGCGTAACATACAACGCATGACCGACTGCTGGCACCAAGCCAAGGTCATGCGGCAGTCATTGTATCTAATCAAAAATGTATTCACTGAAGCGGCCCTTGAAAAGTTAAAGGCCTATGTTGACAATCCTGAAAGAGTGTGGACTCCGGTTGAAATGCAAGAACATTTGCCACGTGGCAAAATTACCTGGGATGCAGACACTATCATTGAAGAACTGCATTTGATGTGTCAAGGACTTGACCCTTTGATTTCAAAATTTTCTGGTTTGGATCTTAACTTTCATGGCATTCAAATTTGGCGCGACACAGAAGGGTATAATATATTGCCGCATCGAGATCGATCCCAGATTGACATAGCCATGCAAGTTTATCTGTTTGATGCACCATCTAACTGTGGTACAACATTTGAATTTGAGGGCGATGATTTCACTAATCAAACTGTGAATTTTCAAGTTCCTCATGAACACAATTGCGGATACATAAATTTCAACAGCCGACTGAATGTATTACACTATTCAACAACACCTGTGCCTGCTGGAGTTCTGCGATATAGTTTATACGCTCACTGGAGTCGTGACGTCAAGAAGTAAATTGGCAATGCCTTCGGGTCCTTGGTAACCTTGAGCAACATGTATGGCCTTGCTGGGCTTGATACCAAGATTTTTGCACACTGCAAAATGCGCCGGCCCGTGTGTGTTCCAAGCATAATCACGTGGAACCTGTTGCATGATATAAGATCCACAGCTCACAGCAGCAGCATTGGCCTGTCCTTGGTAGTGATTGAACACTGTGACAGAATCAGATGTGCGTTGACGACACCATCTCAGTCCAATTCTATTCCATTCCATGTTTAGTTTACTCAAGCTCATGGCAAAGCTTTTGATCTGGGGATGAGTCACATCAATTGTGATATCTCTACACACAGTGATCCAGGCCATGTCAATGTGAATATCTATGTTTTTGGCTTCACACTCATGCAGCACATCAGGCCAATCTGGTCTAACATCTGTATAGAACCAATTGGGCATGCTTATTATCAAAGGCACACCTGGTCTAAGTTGTCCCACCGGTGTTGAGGATATACCAAGAAATCTATAGTAGGCGTACTCATAGGGCAATACTTGTACACAACCTTGATGTTTGATCATCAAACTGTCAATGTAGTGTGTACAACCCAGTATGGTATCTGTACAAGTGAATTCATCAGCACCCACGATATGGCACAACTTGCTGCTCAAAAACCATTGCTGTGCCTGTTGTTCAAAATTGGCCTTTGACACCTCGGGATGCGAACCTTGAAACCAGCCAGTTTTGACTTGGGTAAGAAAGTTATCTTGTAAATGAAACAGTCGTTGTGTGGTTTTCATACTGTGTCAAACAAAAATTTATAGAATGGCGAAGTAAAACCAAATCGCCATGTGCCATTGTGTCCCAACACTGTTTCACCAGTTATGATTTTGGGTAAAGATTCACACTGTTGACTGGCCCAGGGTTCAGGGTATTCAGGTTCAAATTCACTGTGCGTGTACAACAAATCGCCCACATCAGTGTTGTCAATCCTAAGTTGTTTAATTAATAACAATTGATCTTGACCCAGTGACTGATTGGTTTGATCTGCTGTTTTGCCTTGCCGATGAACAAGTAGGCAGTGTGATTCATACATGGCCAGTTGACAGTGAAATTCAACTGTGATTGTTTTGGCCACAGTGTTGGTCCACACAGTGGTTTGATCCATGATCACACTAATTTCAGGTGGCCGGTCCCAGAATCTTGGTTCCAAGGTCAAGGATATTTGTATGGTTTCACTCACCAGATATTTAAGGTTTATAAATATCTGCCAGGAGAATTCATGCGTATTGTATCATTGCAGGCCGGTACTGAGTTGGGTGTGTTGGCTGACTATGTGTCAGAACTCACACATCATGATGCACTACAGCTCTGTGACAACTTTACTGCACAGCAGG